ACCGGGTCGGTCAATATGAGTGCATCCGTGACGAACGGCACGACGGGCACGTTCGCGCTTTCGTTCAGTTCGGCTTTGGCAAGTGCGAATTATCAGGTGTTCGTCACGACCGATACTCTTGGCATTGCTGGCTACGTTACCAGCAAGACGACCAGCGGATTTACTGTCAGCACGTACAACACGTCATCCGGCGCAGCGCAGGAGCCGGGCAAGTTTGATATAGCGGTTTACGGCGGCTTCTAATGGCCCCCCGCCCTCAACCCCTCAAGATGGGGGGGCATCAAATACAGGGTCTAGGTGACGCGACGGACGATGCGGACGCAGTAACCAAGGGGCAGATGGACACGGCGATAGCCTCCATTGACCTGTCCACATTGGCCCCGATTGCCAGTCCGACATTTACCGGCGATCCCAAGGCCCCCACGCCTGCGACAGCCGATAATGACACCAGCATCGCCACGACGGCCTATGTAAAGGCTAACCTCGCCTCATACGCGCCTTTGGCTTCCCCGGCTCTCACGGGCACGCCTACAGCCCCCACGGCCTCGGCAGGCAATAACAGCACGCAGATAGCAACTACGGCTTATGTGGACACAGCACAGGTATGGCGGGCAGTTGCGGCGGCGGCGGATCAATCGGTCGTTGCGACGGCTTCACTTGCAAACTGGACCGGGTTTAGTTTCGCGGTAGCTGCCAACAAGACCTATTGCTTCCGGCTAGTCTTTAGTTGCGACAACTTCGACGCTGGCGGTTCCCGTATCGCATTTACAGCGCCCGCAAGCCCCACGTCCATCTGGTACGGCGGTACTGTTGGCGCTCATACGGGATCGGGAACTAGCCCTATCAATTCCGGCTATGTCGCGACTGCCGGTGCCGCATCTGCGGCAAGCCCTATTGTCGGCTGGTCTAATGTGATCGGCGTAATCGAGGGCGTTCTGGTCAACGGATCAAACGCGGGAACCGTGCAAGTCCAGATTGCCCAATCCAGTGCATCCGGCACGACGACATTCCGCAGGGGTTCATTCCTGCAATACGTGGAGATTGCCTAGTGTCAACGACACTCACGCCCCGCGCGTCCGGCAATCCTGTAATCCTGTCTGCGAGAAATCCGGGATCGTCCGTCACGCTCAATTCGCTTGGGCAAATACCGCAGTCATCAATTGACCCTATACCCGTTCCCGATGATTGGGCTTATGAAGCTCTCGACGGCGGGGCAGGCATTGCGCGCGATGCTATCGGTAATGTCTATCGCAGGGTTTCAGGTTCGGTTCAAACGGTATCGAACTTTATCGCGGGCCTGTCAGTCAATCGTGACTCGATTTCAGCGGGCGGCGGTCTTGACGGATTCCCGGTGGAATATGCCGCTGATGTGCCTGTATTCCAAAACCGGCGCGGTCCTGATGCGAGCGTAACGGGCATTGCCATCCGCAAGCCATTCGAGAACCTGTTTTATGGTGCGGACGATATCACGGCGGCTGGCTGGACCTATGCGAATTGTTCTGCCTCAGTCGATGGAACGAAAACGCCATTTGTGAACGGTGGCACAATTTGGGGAGTCACAAAAATCGGGACAACCGGCTTTGCCTCGATTACTCACGTTGAGACGAATTACACGCTAGAGCCGAATACTGATTACGTGATGGGCTGGCCTTTCCTTCGCGCCAGCACTGCAAAGCACTTTTATCTAAAGCCCATCTTTTCCGGCTCGGGCTGGTCGCATGTCGCCAACTGTAGCTTCGACCTATCGACGCTCGTTTGCTATGATCTGGCTTTCTCGATTACCGGCACAGGAGCGCCCGGCGTTATCGCGCTGGACGATGTATTCCAGCCCAACATCACGCAGCTAAACGATACCCATTGCATTGCATGGATCAAGTTCAATTCGTATGACAACACGATTGCCACCATTCAAATGGTTTGGGATGCGGAGGACCAAGCCGAGGAAGGGATTATGTACCTTGGCGAGCCGTTCCTTGAGAAAGGTTCGACACCGGCATTAACGCAGCTCCCAGTGACGGTGGACTACCACCCGAAGCCCGCGCCGCTCACTTCTGCAAGGTGGAACACGCTGGCAGGCTCTACAACTATCGGCGCATTTGGCGCTGGGATTAACAAGCTATCGACTACTGACTTTACGGGCGGAACGGTCACGCTATCGAATGTCGGCTCCCCCGTAGTCAACGCTAACGGCGGATGGGCAGGAAGCGGCGACAGTTACACGCTGAACGATAACAGCGGATCGACTTTTGGCTTCGTACAATATCAGGAAATCGTCAATCTCACGGACGCCTCGGATAAGGTATATGGCGGGTTCTTTTTCAAGACTGACCCCGGTTCTACCGAATCTCGCTTTCGTGTTCAGATATATTCAACCGGGCTTTTGCAGCCCAATATCTTCCTAAACCACTTTAACACATGGTCGCGTGTTTCCAGCATCGACACGGATCAAGGTGCGGTTCGGGCGGAAGTTGTCACTACAAGCGATCCAAATATACAGCTTGTGGTTGTCGAATTGACTAACATCAATGACGGCGACAACTTGCGCTGGACGCTTTACCCATCTTATGGCGCGGCAGACGAGACATTCGGAATAGAGGTTTTTTCGCCGTTCCTGATTGCAGCGGGTTCCGGTACGCGCTGGACATTCTCCGAAGTTGAAGACTTCACGGCAGAAGATGTAATCGAGGATTTCACAGGCCAAAACACGCGGGCAGGGACTATTGCCGTTGACTTCGACCGTCTCGACATGGGCATATCGTTTGCCGACAGTTGGGAAGCCAATACCGCCTATGAGATTGGCGACGACGTAGCCTATAACGAGTCCGTCTATTCCTGCGCCACAGATCACACGTCAGGCGATACGTTCAGCGATACCAACTGGACACTGGCCTATTCCATAACGGAACCCGTCCGGCATTATCTGTTTAGCCTGAACGACGGCACGGCGAACAATCGCGTTGAAATGTATCTGCAACGGGTTAATGGCCTTGTGATGGCCTATGCCGAACTGGTCAGCAGCACGGGAACGACTATCAGCCTGTCAGGTGAAGCCCCCGGCGAAGGACCGGGCCGGTGGTGGATAGCCTGGAATGCTTCGGGCGTCTCGATAGGCAAAGACGGCACCACGATTGACACGCATAGCGGTACGGTTGCCCCGCCATCCAATCCGCCCAATCTCTATCTCGGCAAGGACAGGAACCTCGAAAACCCCGTCAATGCAGACCTTATGCGCTATTTCTGGTCCCCGGTTAGGCGCGCGGCTTCGTTCATAGCTGGCATTGGCAGGGAAGAACTGACAGACGCGCAGCTTGCTGCATACGATGCTGAAACGCAGGCGGCGGCGGAAACGCTGAAAGCCCGTGTGCGCTCCGGCATTGTGCAAATGGGCGCTTCCGATGTGGGCGTGATAACCAGCACGGGGCAGAGCTTCGCGCGGTCGTCCTTTGGCGCGATCCCGGTCTATACAACTTACGAATGGCTACAGACGAAAGAAGCATGGCGCGCTGCCTGCTTTATGCACGGGGCGTCGGTGCGCGATGCTTCGAACGATGACAATTTTGACCCTATAACTGACGGTGGGGCCGGTAACGACACCCTGCAAACGATGGTTGCCACGATTGACGCTGGCAATACAGTTCTGACGAACTCGGACGTTGAAAGCGACGGTTTCCCATCGACTTCCTATGTTGGCGAAAGCCCGATTGTTTCGTCATGCTATGAGTTCGCTGCCTTGCTCATGGACAGCTTTGGGCAGTCGTCTCCGCTGTTCCGCATTGTCGGTGGTGCGGTCGGTTCGGCTACAGATGGCTCTATTGCTGCCATATCGGACACGTCTGGCAATGCGTGGCTGCAATATGAGGACTGGCATCAGCAGACCTATACGAAGATAGGAACTCAGTGGGGTGTCTCGGCTTCCAATATCAAGTTTCTCGGGGCTGACATAAACCACGGCGAAAGCGGCTACAGGGCGAAGAACTGGAAGGCTGATTATCGCGACGGCGGGACGGATAACACGGGCATCGGCATATCCGGGTGGCTGGATAATCTCGACCAAATCGCGGTCGATATTTACGGTCAGAACGCCACGACTGAAAAGCCCTTGCACGTTGTTTCCATGCCTTCGCTCAATTGGCAGGAAGACGGCAACGCCATCGGCACGGCATGGCGCGATATGGAAGCCACGCGGGATAATGTCGTTATCGGCTTTGCGACCTATGCAGGGCAGAACTCTGGCGATCCGGGTTCTGAACATCCGACCGCATGGGGAGCGGCTACGGACGGTCCGCACAAGGCCCGCGCTCGCTACTATGTTCAGGTGCTAGGCCAGAACTGGTTCAATCCACGCATATACAACGCATGGCAGCACGGGAATAAGGTCTATCTCGGCATCCTCGCCATGCAGTACCCCATGCAGCGGCTTCCCGTCTCCGGCTACATGACGCCAGCAATCGAGGACATACCGGACGGCGGGTTCGTGCTTTGGGACGGAACGAAGCGGGTCAACATTGACAGCGTGACCGTCGATCCTGACCGGCCTTCAATCATTGAAATCACGTTGAAGGAATGGCCTACACGCGCGCTAAAACTCGGCTACGCGCAGAAGACCGGATCGGACGGGCGCGGTGAATGGTTCGATAGCTCTCCCGACTTCAACCGTTGGGAATACCGCTTCGAAAGCTACGATTATCCAGACAGGAATGTTGGCGATACCTACGCTTATGTCCGTGGCGCATCGCCTTTGCTGCCTGATTTCTTCGACTGCGAAATGATATGAGGTGATGCTATGAAGCTGACGGATCACGGGCTAGATCTGATTAAGTCGCATGAGGGGCTTCGGCTCAATGCCTACCCGGACCCCGCAACTGGCGGCGATCCTTGGACTATCGGCTACGGCCACACGTCACGCGCTGGACCGCCTCCGGTTCGCCCCGGCATGAGTATCACGCGGGCACAAGCCGAGGAAATCCTGAAATCCGACCTTCGCAAATTCGAGGCGGAAGTTCAGCGCATGGTGAAAGTCCCTCTGAACGATAATCAATATTCGGCGCTAGTCTCGTTCTGCTTCAACGTCGGGCCAGGCAACTTGCAAAAGTCCGGCGTGCTTCGCGCAGTCAATGCCAAGCAATTTGGGCAAGTCCCTTCGCGCCTCATGCAGTGGAACAAGGCGGCTGGCAAGGTCATGAAGGGCCTCACGCGCCGCAGGGCAGAGGAAGGGCGGCTATTCATTACCCCGGCTGGCGAGAGCATGGACGACGACGCGCCTGACTCTCATGTGCCTGACAAGCCCGTTGGAAAGCCCATCCTGAAATCGAAAACCGTATGGGCGCAGATTATCCAGATTGTAACTGGCGGCGGGGCTGCTGCACTTACTGCACTTGGGGAAATCCCTTGGCAGAACGCGCTTATTTTGGCCGGAACTGTTATAATCCTTGCTGGCGGATATATCATATATTCGCGCTGGCAGAAGTCGGTTAATGAGGGCATCTAATGAAGGTTGTCGTCTGCGGTGGTAGGAATTTCCGCAGCCCCGCGCAAGTGTGCAGGGCGCTAGACGACATTCACGCAAAGACGCCAATCACGGAACTTATGCAGGGTGGCGCGACAGGCGTTGACGAGTTCGCGAAGGGTTGGGCGACTACCCGCCCCGAAGTCAAGCGTTGGGTCTGTAATGCGGATTGGAAAACGCATGGCCGCAAGGCTGGCCCGCTTCGCAATGCCCGTATGCTGGAATGGAAACCTGACGCTGTAATCGCCTTCCCCGGTGGCAAGGGGACTGCCAACATGGTTGCCCTCGCGAAGGCAGCGGGCGTTCCTGTTATCGAGGTGAACTAATGGGCATTCTCTCAATCATCTTCGGCCTCATTGATCCAGTCACCCGGATCGTTGAAAAGCTGGCACAAGCCCGCCTTGAACAAACCAAGGCACAGACCGACCGGGAAAAGATAGCCTCGGACGAACGCATAGCGGCTTTGGAAGCCCGAAAGGCTGTCCTGATAGCGGAAGCCAACACGCCCATAAACGCCCTTGTGCGGGCTGCGTTCTCAATCCCCCTCGCGATCTATTTCGCCAAGATTGTCCTATGGGACAAAGTGATAATGGGCGGCACTTCTGCCACGGATGACCTGACGCCTAATCAATGGGTCATGGTCTGGATAGTGTTGGGGTTCTATTTTGTGAGTGATGTAACCCGTATTATGCGGCGATAGATAGGGGATTTGAATGGGCGATGATACACGCGATATAGCGATTGAAACCCGCGCTATCCAGCAGCAGCTATTGAAAATGCTGGAAGTGCATATCAAGGAAACGCGCGACTATCGCGGCGAAGTTTACGCCCGTATCGACAAGGTAGAAGAAACCGTATTGAATCATCACAACACATTCGAGCAGCTAAAAGGCGCATGGAAAGCCGCCGCTGCCATTGGGTCAATCGTTGGTGCTGTCGTAGCCGCCGTTCTGGCGCTATTGGCGAAGGTCGCGGGGTTTATTCGTATAGCCTAATTCGCCGTTCGCCCCGTTCGGTGGATACACTGAAACTAGCCCGGCGCTCACAAGGCGTCGGGCGCTTTTCGTTTGGGGCCTTTCATTGTTGTTGACAGGGTGCCGGGCAAATCCGACCGTTCCTTAGCCCCTCGCCAGTTCTATCCATCGACCTCGCTAGCAGGCCGGGAGACCTCTGGTTTGGCCCCGTGTTCCTAATTCCTTGCCGGAAATCCGGCCTCTTTTGAGCGCCCGGCAGCTTCATGGGGTCGTCCCAATCGCTGCCGGGCATACCGGCCTCGGGTCCGGCATTCGATGCAGATTAGTGCTGCACCCAACTCACTCTGGCCCCGTGAAGGCTGACGGCTAGAATTTCGGCTCTCCGTCGCTGCACCCGTGACCGCTGCATCGCGCCGTCACCGACAGCAAAAAGAATCCCACAATCAAAAACAATCGTCAACAACAATCGAAAACAATAGGCACGGATTTTTGTTGATTGGGGCAAAATCCAAGTGTACCTTCCCAAGCAATGAGACAGTCGAAAATTATCGCCCCGCCAGAACGCCACAAGATCGGGTACGCTCGCGTCAGCACGACCGAGCAGAACCTGGACATGCAGATTGCTGCCTTGAAACGGTTCGGCGTCGATGAACTTCACGAGGAAAAGGTCTCGACCCGCAAGAGCCGCCGCGTGATCCTTGAGCACGCCATTTCGGAGATCCGCGAGGGTGACATCTTCGTGGTCTGGCGGCTCGACCGGCTGGCACGGTCGGCAATCGAGCTATTTGATATTGTCGGGCGCATCAGGGCGGCGGGGGCGGACCTTGTGAGCCTGACGGAAAGCATCGACATGACGACGCCGGGTGGCAAGTTCATGTTCCACATCTTCGCCGCGATGGCCGAGTTTGAGCGCAACATCATCAGCGAGCGCACGGCAACCGGGATGCGCGAATGGATCGCGCGGGGCGGGAAGCCTGGGCGCAAGCCAGTCCTGGACGACGCGAAGGCAAAGACCGTTCTGAAAATGCTGAACGCTGGCGAGACGAAGGCCGAAACAGCGCGGGCCGTAAAGTGCAGCGTTACCACGATTAACAACTACTTTGAGTTCGCCGGGCGTCCAAAACGCTGGCGGCGCAAGGCTGGAAAATAGGAGTGAATTTTCATTGTCGCTCATGCTTTCTCCCCTAGTGCCGCGCGGGCGCGTGCTTTTAGCCAGTCAACCATCTTTGCGGAAAACCCGCCGGCCTGCTCCTCTGGCGCGTTCAGCATGACTCCGATTTCGGCCTCAAGCTGCTCAATGCGGGCGGCGGCTTCGCGTTCAATGTCGCTGTGATAGTCATGAGCATCGTATTTGCCTGCGCGGTCACGCAATCTTTTCGCCAGTTCATCAATCATGCTCATCCTCCTCTCCGTTAAGGGTGGCTAGGCGGGGCGGCTCCACGCGGATTGCACGCGCCGTTGCGCCATGTTCCGCAGGTGTTCGCGCTTTTGGCGCACTCACTCATAGGTCATCCCCGGGAAGTTCAGGACGGCGAACTCGCCGTGAAGTTGTATTGCTGCCCGGTCGTAGGCGCGCGCCGCTTCTTCGGCGGTGTGGAAATAGCCAAGGGTTTTCTGGCGGTTCCCAATCCGTATTTTGGCTCTGAAACGTCCGTAGATCGCATACACCCCGCGATAGCCGGAACTCCCGGGCCGATGCTTGGAATTGGCTGAGTTTTGGCTAGGGGTCGCCAACCTTAAGTTACTGCGGCGGCAATCAAGCCGGTCGCCGTTAACATGGTCAACTAGCTGATTTTGCGCGGCATTGATTATGAACCTGTGAAGATACAGGTTCTTTCCGGCTATCTTGGTCTGTGCATAGTATCGGCCCGGGGAAACCGCATTTGCCGACCATGAATACGCGGAAACGCGCCAAGCGTCCTCGCGGTCAATGATGGCGTACAGTCCCCGGGAAAGTGGAAGGAAAGTGGTGGGGGTGGCAGGGGTCGAACCTGCTACTTCCTCGATGTGAACGAGGCACTCTGCCGTTGAGTTACACCCCCGGACAACTTCCGGTTGCGTAGCTCCCGCGCGGGAGTGGTTCCCGTGTGAAGGGCGCGCGCTTCGCATGTAACCGATTGAATTACTTAGCATCAGTTTTCCGCTCCACGTCTCCTGCACGTATATTCGCGGAAATACATTCCTCCTGAACAGACAATAGCAAAGACGATAGAGCATCGCGTTCCATGCGAACCGTTTCTGAAAAAGACAGGATAGCCTTTAGAATGTGGGCCGTCAGGATTTCGAACGGCTCACCAGTCAAATGAGACGCGCGGGCCGCCTCAAGTGCGTAGTTCTTTGCTGCTTCTTCTAGTGTGGGGATTTTCATTTTCATGCCCTCGTCAGTTAAGCCTGTCACGTGCCGCCGCCTTGAGCTGCTTCTGCGTTTCTTCGTCCCCGACCGCATCAACGGCCTCAACCAGCATGGCCTTTACCTTGTCCTCGGTGACGCCAAAGGCAGGGCCGGTCATCACTGCAATCAGGGAGAAGATGATTTCGTACATGTACTGGAAGGCATCACGCTTACCGCCCGTGTTGTTCATTTCGATCAGGTGCATCATCACCCGGATCATGGGGTCGCTGTCGTCATCGGTCTGGCCGTCGTCGCGCCAATCGAGGTACGCCTTGTCGATTTCCAGCCAGCGCATCCGCTTTTCGTGGTCGGTGCCGCCGCCCCTATCTATGTACCTTAGGGTATTATGGCAGGCTTGTTCTTGAGTTCGGCAATCCACTTCGTAGAAATTCGAAAAGAAAGCCCGAAACGGCGCTTGGTTGGAACGAACCAAAATTTGGTCCTGAACTGTCATGCTTTCATACTTCGTCATTTTACTCTCCTTACCGGCAGATGATCCGCCTTGCGCCTTTGTTTTTTAGGTTTGTACGGAATATCCGGAAACAGGAAAGCGCCACGCCGAAGTGGCGGGCGTTGCTCCAGTTCCTTTAGGCACTTCTCAACGAAGTCAGCTATTGCGCAGCGCTTCATTTTCGCGCCTTCCTGACGGGTAGCATGTCCGCCTTCCTTGCTTCCTCGTTCGTGTCGATATGCTCGTAAACCGCCGCTGCCTGACGGTCCTTCCATGCCCCGGTCTTGTCTAATCGAGCGCCGAGGCGGGTCATCCAAGCGCCGTAGGTGTGACGGAAGATGTGAAAGCTAATGCCCTCGGGTATCTGGACCCCGGACGCGGCTTCGGCTAGCGCTAGCAGCTTGTAGAGCCTGCCGGACTTGCGGTAGCCGAACACGCGGCCTTCCCGCTGTTCCAGCCCCGCCAGCGCTGCTACCACCACGGGCGGCAGATGTACCAGCCGATCCGCCCCGTTCTTCGTATCTCGGGCCGTCGCGGTCGCTTCCTGTAGCCGAACGTCAGCCCATGTCAGATTGCAGGCTTCCGACAGCCTGGAACCCGTGTAGAGCATGTAAGTGCACATGGCCCCGAAACGGGCATTAGCGGCCTCACAGGCGTCAAGAAGCCTATAAGCCTGAGAAGTCCTTAGCCAGTGAATACGCGGCTCGCTGCGGCTTCCCTTGGGCCTGCGGAACGCCATATCGACGCCAGCGTGTTTCAGCACGGCGGACAGGGGCGTATAGACCTGCCTGTTACGGGTGGCGGCGGTCGCGTTCGGGTAAAGCTCCATAGCGCATTCGTCCAGCCGGGCCTGCGTGATGGCTTCCAGCTTCGTATTCCCCCAATAGCTGGTCAGTCGGTCGAGAAAGCGCGGATCGCCCCCGGCGTTCAGGTAGGAAATCACGGCGTCCTCCCATGTCGGTCCTGCGACCTCGGCAAAGGCACCACTTTCGATCTGTCGCTTGATTGCTGCGAGCGCCTGCGCTGCAACGCGGCGGTCAGGGCTTCCTGCACTTCGGTTGACCGTGACCCCGTAGTAAGTACCCCGAATGTGCCAGTTGCGCGTCCTGCCCGGCCTCGGGGCTTGGAGATAGAGCGGCACGTCATAGCCTCCTGTAACTGTACCAATGCTGCCTCAGTGAACAGATGAGCGCGTCCGTTGTCCACATAGGGGACGCCGTACTTGCGGACCTTCTCCATAAAAGTCCTTGGGCTTAACCTGAACCGTTGAGCGGCTTCGGGAAGTGCTATCATGGCGCGTTATTGCCTCCATGCTGCTGGTTTACTCAGTGGCCTTGTCGCGCTGTTCTGCGGAGGGCGGCGGTTGAATGTTTGGCCTCTCAGGGTTCCCTTGGGCCGCGTATGCCCTTCATGTTTCATCTTCATTCGCCGTGTCTTGGCTATTACCGGCGCGTCCACAGTCGCCGTATGATGGCGGTGACACTTCCTATGAGCCAAATACCAGTTGCTTTCAGTATCTTCCCCGCCAGCCGATAGCGGTATGGGATGCGAAATGTCATAGCCTTCAACTGCCTCAATCCGTCCGTTGCACAAGTGACAAACCCCGCCGCGCAATTGGAACAGGTAAGCCCGTTCCTTTTTGCTGTGCTTGTGGCGCTTCTCAGGCATTGGGATCAGTCCAGGTGACGTTGTGTTCAGCGCCGAACTTGAACATCAGTTCAATCATGTTTGACATTTCTTCAACGCTCATGTCGGAAGTCCGAAGCCCCAACATGACAAAGCTCGTGTTCTCAAGGTCTGGCACAACGAAAGCCTTTCGCAGTCCTGCCGTAAACAAGCACTTGTAATCGTCCGGCGACAGGTCATAGCCGTGCCATTTCACTTGTCGCGAAATGTCGGTCAGCATCGACCACATTTTTGCATTTTGATCTAAGGACCGGCGCGGGGCTTTGAACGTAACCCGCGTCCCGTCTCGGATTTGAGAACACCAGCGGATTGCCTTGTCGCGATCCGCGCCTGTGTTCAGGACTATGGTTGCGCTGTCTGCCATGCGTCACTTATCGAAAGGCACGTCGTCATTGATTGGGTCGCGGCCATTCGCATAAGCGGCTCTCTGCGGCTGGCGCTGTGGCGGGTTGACGTGTTGCAGCGCGTCGTCTTTTGCTTTTGCTTCTCGGATGATGAACGAGACCTTGCCCTTTTCATCAGGGATCGGCAGGCTATCAAGATATACCTGCATCCCGCCATCGCGGCTCTGGAAAGCAGACCCGACCTTGTGCCAGTAGGTTTTACCTTCGCGTCCGGGGCGTGGTGAAAGGCAGTCATATCGCGTTGTCATGCAGCTATTCCTTGTTCACGGCGCTCGGCCATCAGTTTCCATTCGTCTTTCTGTTTTTCACCAAGCGCGTAACGCTGTGCTCCGGTCAGGCCCTTCCACCAGTTCTGCAAGGCCACAACGCCATCATTTGCCTTGTCGTCACCTGTCTGCATCAGCGCCATAATCTCTGTCTCGGAAGGTAACTGAGGGTTGACAGGCGGTGGAGGGGCGGCCTTGCGCTTGGCGGGCGCGGGCGTCTCTGACTTGCTGGCTTCGTTGCCGTCGTCATCATCGCCAGCAATGCCAGCGAGGGCGAACAATGCGTAACGCCGGGAATAGGTCAGAGCACTACCGGCTTCCTGATGCTTGCAGGGGAACTTAATCACGGGATATTCAGACCCGAACCATTGCCCGCTCGAATGAACAAGGCGGGTGGACAGCATCATAACATCTTCGCTCATGTAAGTCGCTTGAACGACTGCAATACCGTTAGCAGACAGCGCGTTCTTCACAGCATTAATGCCGGAAGCAAGGTCTGCATATCGGCTGCGAAAGTGCGGGTTTTCCGCTTCCTTCGTGGGGTTGGCAATCTCGCCTTGCGCCTTGGCAAGTGCAGTTGCGATTTCATTGATGATTTCAGACGTGTTCAAGGCTATACTCCTTTTCGTATTCAGCAACGCGGTCGATGTATTCCATGTAGGGGATGGCAGTTCGACAGACGTAGGAGAACAGGTTGTCGATTGCGTCGGTGTCGTTCAGTTCGCGGATGCCGCTCTTGCCGTGGATCATGCAATGCCAGCCTGCTTCGTCGTGCCAGATGGCAACGGGTTCGTAAGTGGTGCTGACCTTGTGGCGAGGATCGCCGGGGCGCGGGTTCGGGTTCCTGTAGGTCTGGCGATTGCGATTGATGTAATAGCCAGCGTGAGGGGTTCCTGGTGTAGTCTCGGGCTGGCGTCCCGCAAGCTGGTCCTGCCAGAATTGCCATTCGGTCATTGCCTCAATCCTTCGTGTGCGATTTCCGTCCTTTGCCGCATAAGATGCTTCACCGGCTTATGCTTTGCGCGTTCGGCTTCGATCTTCTTATTCAATTCCCGAATGCGAGGATCGGGGACGTTGTAGCTTTCCTCGTCGGCGTCATTGGCGCGCTGTAGATTGCGCTGAATGCGGCCATCGAGGATATAAACAACAAGGCATCCGGCAAGGAACGCGCCGACAACCCATAGGATCGCAAGGGTTAGGGGAATGGCTGTCTCTGTCATGGCATCACCAGAGCAATCATGTGACAGACAACGCTGAACGCGATGGCGTAATTAAAGAAACGCATCTGGTCAGACATTGGCGCGCTCCTGCGGTATCGTCTCAATAAGCGCGGGCAATACATTTTCTTGCCGCTTTTCAATGTCATAACCGAGTTCGTCGGCAAGCTTCTTGAATGCGTCGTGAACCTCGCGTTCCAAGTGGTCGCGGCTGTCATCAGCCCAATATGCAGCAGATGAAGCCGACGCAATTTGTTCTGCTTGGTAGCGGACTTTGCAAAAGTAAATCTTGTCTCGCATGTGCCTTACTCCGCTGCTTTGAGTTGAAATGAAGCCTCGATAGCCTTCACCATGTCCGCGCGTTTCAAGTCGGCCATGTGCCAGTATTCAAGTTCCTCGTAATCTTCATCGTCCAGCTCGGATGCGTATTTGCCGTGTATCTGGCTTCTGCAATCGACAACCCGCTCAACGTATTCTTCGGGGCTGGAAAACAGCAGTTCGGCTGCGTCCGCATATTTCCCCGCCCATTCTGCGAGGCCCTGCACGATTGCCGCGCGCTTGGCTGGATGATTGCTCATGTCACTCTCCTGGAGATGGGGATTAGGCGGCTTTGGCGGGCTGGCTATGCTTGACCCAATGAGCGGTCAGGCGTTCAGTAATCCAATCAGCCATCTCGTAGGCTTGGTTGTAGCGAACGGTATGCGACGCCGCCCACTTGCTGTTGTGGTACGGGTGGCTTTCCGGAATGTCGTCAAGGCGGGGCGAGTTCCATGTCGAAGCCTCAAACTCAACAGCGCAAATCTCGTTGCTGTTGCGATGTTCAAAGAACGCGATGTTCAATTGCGGGCCGGTGTAGGACGGCACGCGAAGCCAAACGACATAGCCTTGCTCGCGCCCGTTTTCCCAACGCGATACGCGCGGCTCGGCGTCATACTCGCGGCGTTCGGCGTTCCATGATGGCTCGATGCTTCGCTTGCGCAGGTAGGCAAGAACCGCCTGTGATGCCGCGCAGGCCCCGTCTGTGTCCTGAAATAGCTTGCCGCTCATTTCCGTCTCCCGTTGCTATGGGAGAGACTATGCGGGAATTTTATTACCCGGTCAAGAAAAAAATTACCCGGCACAGGGTATTTTTTAGCATTGACCCTAAGCCATTGTTGGGCTTACGATTTTTGACTTACGAGAAAGGGGGGGGGGAGCCGACATGTCGAATGACAATATTCGACGGGGGATTATTTCCGAAATTTCGAAACGGCTAGAGAAGCTAAAACACGGGCGGCAGCGGGTGACGGAATATCAGACCGATGAATATTTGCGTCTGCAACGGCTTGCAAAATTATTTCGCTCAAATCCGCAGCCGACTCCGGGTCCAGACCAAGAGCCTCATAGCTCACAGCCAAAGCGGCCAAAAGAGCCGCGCGGTCGCCAGCTTCACTAAAGCCCAAGAGCGTATTGGGCGTTGTCCCAAGCGCGGCGGCAAGCTCGGACAGTTTTTCGAACTGAACCTGAGCTTGCCCAGCCAATAGCTTTTTTACAGCGTCCTCGGTTTTCCCAAGGCGCTTTGCCAATGCGGCGCGGGTTAGGCCCCTCTCGTCCATCAACCGTCTGATTGTGCTGGAAAAGTCGAGCGCGTCCCTGGAACGACTCGGGCGGCTGGTCATGCGTTTACCATGTAGCCCGCGAAAAATTTGCGGGGGAGGCGAAGAAAATTCTTGCAATGACCGGGTAATAGAATTACCCTGTCTGCATGTTTCCAATCTTCGACAAACTTGGCGGGAAAGATGCGGCGCTCGATGTGATCGCCGCCGCACGTTCCCATTTTGATAGCCCGCGCCCGACGCACCACGCCGAAAAGATATGGCGTCGTGACCGTGAGTTGCCGGGAACGGTCATCAAAATCCTTTGGGAAGAATGCGAGCGGCGCGGCATCGGCTGCGAGCTTTCTGACTTTCGTATGCCCACCCCTTCAGAAGGACAGGCAGCATGAGCGAGTGGCAAGACATAAGCACAGCGCCGAAGGATGGGCGGATGGCGATATACTATCGTCCGCTGGCGCATTTAACTAATGACCCTCACGTTGCCGTGAAGCGGTCAATGAGCAGCAATCAACAGTGTTGGTCTGCAACCGTTCCCGAAGGCCAAGAGCCTACGAATCCGACAGACGGGTCTTGTCATTGTACGCATTGGATGCCCATTCCGCCGCCGCCTAAAAATAGCGGCTACGACCCCACAATTATTTGCGACCACGACTTAGACGTGATCCGCCACCTTATGCCGTGGGCGTAACATGGTGGCCCTGTCCTCCCGTCATTCCCTTCACCCTCTTTGCTGGCCTGCACTCCCTCCCGCGCGCCAGCCTGCGGACGGCGGTGGTCCTCCCCTGCCGCCGTCCGCGTCATCTTCAATCTGTCAACGATAGCTCTGGCCTGATCTCCAAGAGATATCGTTCGTTTCTGCTTGTGTGTGTTCCTGCTTTTCATGTTGTGACTAAAACATGAGGAGCGTCCGCTATGTCGGAAAAGGTGTCCAACGTGAGTGCAGCGTTAGTTGAAGCGTCCAGTATCTTGCGGTCAATGGCTTCGCCGTATGGCGGTAAACGTGCCTTACAAGCCTTGTCCCGCAAGCTCCCTTGGTCCTATCGGCACATAAAAGCCGTTTGGTATCAGGAGGATCGGACGGTCGTTGACGCTGATGAAATGAAACAACTGAGGCGGGCCGCAAAGCTCGCACAAGAAGAACACGAGGCGACAAATGAAGTGGCGCAACTACGTGAAAGGATTGCGCGACTTGAAAACCTACTACTGGCGACGGACGAAGAATTTTATCGCCCGACAATTGAGGCGATTAGCGTGGTGGATCGTAGACCTGTCCGAGAGGATTAGTTCCGATGCAAAACCGAAGTGAGCGCATCAGCGGATGCAGTGGCAAGCGTCAATACGCAAACAACGCAGCGGCGGTTCAGGCAGCGATAAGCCTGCTCAATCGGGCGTCTCAGGGAAAGCCATCCACATATTATTGCGCGGTGTGTGGCGGCTTTCACATTGGCCGGAACCCTTCGGCTACGAAACCGCGCATCATCGAGGACGATAACATGCTGCTTGATAAGTTCCGTAACAACGTGAAGACTGCAAGCGAAACGGTCGAAAAGACGTTTGGCGAAAACAGGGAATTGTCTTGGTTCGCCCAACGTGTAGGGCGTGGCAATTCCGGCGCGTTCTCCGAAGTGGCGACAATCACGCCATCTATCGCCCGCCATATACTCGACTACAATCCCGACAATCGCCGCGTGTACGATGCCAAGGTTCAGGAGATTGCAGGCGATATCAAGGGCGGTCGCTGGAAGGTCAACGGCGAGACAATCATCGTTGCCAAGGACGGTTCGCTGAACGATGGCCAGCACCGGCTATGGGCTGTTATCGAGGCAGGTCAGCCAATCTCTACGATGATCGTGTTCGGCGTGGATCGCGACACTCGCTACACCGTGGACATGGGAATGCCCCGCACGACCGGCGATTTTCTCGGAATGCGTGGCGTCAAGAATTACAACCACGTTGCATCTATCTCGCGCCTCTATGACACATTCAATCGCGGCGTCTATGCGCGCAAGATACCTGGGCAGACCAAGACCTATCTTCTGGACGTTTACCGGAAGAACGCGAAGGACATGGACGAGGCCGCGAGCCGGGCAGGCGTGGCTTGCGCAAGCAAGGACGGTGTATCTCGTTATGCTGGCGTGCCAGCGTGGGGCGTGGCGTTCATGCTCTGCAACCGCGCCAATCCGGCGATGGCTGAGACGTTCTTTGCGCGCTTGTCTGATGGTGTCGGCCTCAAGCGCACCAGCCCCATACTCGCCTTGCGCGCTCGCCTGATGGTCATTTCAGACCAGCGCCTCGGCGCACATGAGCGCTGCGGCTTGATCCTTGCGCATTGGAACGCCTGGCGCAAAGACGTGCCTGTCACGCGATCCCTTCCCGTGCCGAAGTCTTGGCCATCCGTGGAGGGCTGATAGATGCTTGCGCGCAAGACCGAACTTATTGACGTTGACGCTATTCAACTTGGGGACCGCCTCAGACAAGTAAACCCGGAAGCGGTTGCTTCGTTGCGGGCGTCGATTGAGAAAATCGGTCTGCGCACTCCGATAACCGTTCGCATGATGGATGCGGATGCTATCAGCGAACCAATGCTGGTTTCCGGCCTACACAGGCTGGAAGCCGCAAAGGCCATCGGCTGGCAGCAGATCGAATGCTTTGTCGTTGACCACGAAAGCGACGACGAAGCCCGCATGTGGGAGATATCGGAAAACCTGCATCGGGCGGAACTTACAGCCTTGCAACGGTCGGAACACATTGCGGAATGGGTAAGACTTTCGGCCAACTTGGCCGAAACTCGGGCGGGCAGGCCCGGCGATGCGTCTCACGCTGCTCGTGAATTGAACTTGCCAGAACGAACAGTGCGGCGCGCTGTTACAGTTGATAAGCTCTCTGACGAAGCAAAGGCGGCGGCGAAAGAGACCGGCCTTGATGATAATCAGGCGGTGTTAGAGGCCGCTCGTCGCGCCCCGGATGACGTTGCGTTCCTTCGCGCTGAACATGCCCGCCGTGAGGCAGAGAAGGCCCGCAAAGAGGCGGAGGCCCTGAACCGCGACACTGACGCGGTAATCAAGCTGACGGCTGCGGAGGACTTCGCCAATTGGATTATGGCGCGCACTGACCTCTCCGAAATGCCGACCATCATTTCATGGCTTGAGGGCACGAAGCCAAAGGAAGTCATCGCTGCGATGCGGAGGATTGCGCAGCCATGACAGAACACATGACGCCCGCGCAATACCTAGAACAAGCAAAGCCTGCCAAGAAAGGCCGCTATCCACGCGCGCCGAAGGCTGACCGCACATTGGACGGTGAGACGTTTGACAGTAAGCGGGAAATGCTGCGCTGGCAGAACTTGCGGATCAAGCAAATGGCGGGGCTGATTAGCCAGCTAACCCGCAAGAAAAGTTACCCCATTGAGATTAACGGCGGCTTCTACACGAAATACACGCCTGACGCTGAATACGTGACTGCTACAGGCCAACAAGTATTTGAAGATGTGAAGTCGTCGGGCACGCGCAAAGACCCTGCTTATCGCCTCCGCAAGAAGGCGTTCGAACTCTACTACGGTGTCCAAGTAACGGAGGTTTTGCATCCATGAGTACGCTCGCCACACGGGTAAACGCCCTCAAGCCAACAGCAGCCGAGATAGGCGATGTGGATTCGATACTGCGCAGGGCGCGAGAGATAGAAGCACGCAAGCGCGCCTCGTACATGAACAAGTTATCCACACGTTTGGAGAAACAAGAAGTAGTTGCGCCACAGCGTTTTCAGGGGCCTCGCGATGTTATAAATTTAGCTATGACTGATTTGCTTCGACCATCTGATGACGAACAAGGCCAAGACTGGCCGCCACATGGCAAGAAGCGCAAGACCGCTCGCGACATTATAGCCGAAGTCGCGGAAGAATATCAGGTTACAGTCAAAGACATTCTGTCCATTCGCCGGAACAATAACATTGTCGAAGCCCGCCACCAATGCGTCTGGCGGATCAAGAACGAAACCATGCTGAGCTTCCCGCAAATGGGGAAGATTATGAACCGGGACCACTCATCTTTAGTGCACGCCTACCACAAGATGCGTGACCGCAAGGCGAAGGAAGCAACTGAATGAGCGTTGCTTCCCTGATAGCAGACCTCGTTCGCGCCGGGACTGACCCTGAATTGGTTGGTCGCGTTGCGGAGGCACTTGCGAAGCGCGATGCTGTTGTCATTAAGGACGAGCAGGCAGAACGCCGTCGCGCTGCTGACAGGGAACGTAAGCGCAATAACATTCCGCAGAATTCCGCAGATTCCGCAGAAAAAGCACCCCCCTCCCTTCCCCCTTTTTCCCCCCCCCACACCCCCCCCTATAATCCCCCAAACCCTCCCCCCGAAAAAAACGCGCGTGAACGCGCTTCGCTCGCTCTCGAATTCGAAAATCAGTTTTGGCCAGCCTATCCGCACAAGGTCGGCAAGGCGGATGCGCTGAAAGCGTTCGAACGCGCTCGGAAGCGGTCGGAGTTGGCCCCGATGCTGGACGGCCTGCGGCGGTACATCGCCGGAAAGCCGGATGACCGGGCGTGGTGCAACCCATCGACGTGGCTCAATCAGGATCGGTGGCTAGACCAGCCTGCGTCGATCACTTCGGCGTCAAACCTGCCCCCTGGTCCGATTGAGCGCCCCGGTCAGGTGTTCGTGGCGAAGGACACGGAGGCTTGGCACGCTTGGCAGGTGTATCGGGGCAAGACGCTGCCGACCACGTTCTCGAAAGACCACAAGGCGGACGGATGGGTATTTCCGAGCGAGTTTCCGCCAGAACAGCAACTAGGTGCAGCATGAACCGCGACTTCATCCGCTACATACCGCTGCATGAGGCGGGCAAGTTTGAGAAGGGTAAGCACGGCTTGTTCTGTCAGGTCTGGTGGTGCGGGTTCAAACTGTGGCCGCTTGGCCCTGTGCATGGGCGGTGGAGTGCATTGGGCGAGTTCATTTGCGCGAGGCAGGCATGAGGCGGGAAATTCTAGCCGATGGGGTCGAGTGCTGGATGGGCGACATGCTCGAAATCCTCCCTACGCTTGGGGAGTTCGATGCCTGCGTGACCGATCCGCCGTATGGGATTGGGATGGACGGCGGCAACGTGGGCTACAAGGGTGCAAACGATTTTGAGAAGCTCAATTGGGATAATGAACCAATCGGCCATGCGCATATAGCCCTGATACGTGAACGATGCAGGCATCAAATTATCTTTGGCGGCAACTATTTTGATCTGCCGCCATCGAGGGGCTTTTTGGTTTGGGACAAGGGAGCGGGGTTCAAGAATCGGTCCTATGCTGAGTGCGAGTTAGCGTGGTGCAGCATGAACATGAACGCCCGCACTCTGGTTTATGACCCTCTGGCTCGGGGCGACTATCGCGGCAAATTTCACCCGACGCAAAAGCCGCTTGCGGTCATGGAATGGGTTATTGGCCATTTGCCCGTCGACGTCGGAACTGTGCTGGACCCGTTTATGGGATCGGCCAGCACTGGCCTCGCCGCTGTCAAACTCGGTCGCAAGTTCATCGGCATCGAGCGCGAGCCGAAATACTTCGACATAGCCTGCCGCCGCATAGAGGACGCCTTAAAGCGGCCTGACCTATTCATCCCCGCCCCGCAACCGAAGCCAAAGCAGGAGAGCTTGATATGAAAAGCGCAGAGGAATGGCACGCGGAATTTGAGCAAACGGAAATCCCGCAGCTAATCGAACAATACGGCGGGGTGGCTGGCTTCATCCGCGCTATCCAGCGTGACGCTCTAAAGGCTGCAATGCATAAGTGCAGTGCTGTTTATGAGGACTGGGACGAGGCCAATAACGGCGGCGACCATCAAGCGGCGGCAGGTGTAGATGCTGCCCATGCCTGCATACGAGATATCGCAGACATTCTCCCAAAGGAGCCATCCGCTTGACTCCAACCGGCCTCGGCCACCGCGTAGAGTATGAGCTTCCCGATTATGTCGAGCGCCTTGCCAAAGCACGCAAGGGCGCTCGTGGGCTATTTCTATCGCAAGGGAGCGGGCAAGATGGCTGGATAGGCAAGGAGGGCTGGTACGCTGTCCAGACCATGCCTAGAAACGAAAAGGCGATGGTCGAAAAGCTGATAGCCCACAAGTACGAGGCGTTTACGCCCATCGAAAAGCTGACCTTTGCCATCCGGAACGGTCGCGGGCGTACCAGGGGAAAGCTGCAATTCAAGTCCATCGAGCGGGCGTACTTCCCCGGCTACATCTTCGTCCGCCTTGCCATGTGTGGGCGTCTGTGGCGGGCGCTGATGGGCGAAGACGGAATACTCGGCATTGTGTCGGTTTCCGAAGACGGCCTGCCTACGGTCGTCCCTGATAGCCAGATAGCGCCATTCCGGAACGCGGGGCCGTTCAAGGTTGAGCAGACGAACCCGTACAAGGTTGGCGATGTGGTCAGGCCGACAGTTGGGCCATTCGCGGGTGTGGAAGCTCTTATCCACAAGGTTGACAGGCCGGACCGGATCGGCGTATTCTTGAGCTTGTTCGGTCAGTCCGTACCCACGGAATTTGAGATCGAACAGGTTGAGCGGGTAGCCAGTCGGCACAGCCGCGCACCGGCTTAGCTTTAAAGCGCAGGGCATCGAAAGATGCGCCTGTGCTGCTGCAATTCAAGAATGGTCCCGGCCTCTGATGGATCGCCCGCAAGGGAAACAGGATCGTCAAGCCGCCGCCCGAGTACGGGGCGTCTGTTCGGTGGTGCACCTAGCCGGGCATGATGGGGCATCCAATTCCAGCGCCCCCGGCGCTATATCCGGGGACCAATCAGCCCTTGAGTTCGTCTTGTTGCAATCAAGTTTGTTTGATTATCACTATCGACCTGATTTGATAATCAAGGCGATAATCTATCGGCCCGAAGGGGCGACGAGGGTGTCATGAAATCCTCTTACAGGCATTGCGGCAATATCAACCTCAGAGGCAAGCGGACCAAGATGCTGGCTTGCATGTGCTGTGACGCCACCGATTTCCGATCTAAGCTGCGCCGTTCTGCGGATATAAAGGAAATGCGGCGGTACAAGGCGATACGGATTTCAGCCTAATCCCCCTCCGGGGCCAGCTAAAGCAAGCTAGGGATATGGAGCATATTCGGCAATTCGCGAAACGCGAAAGCGTATATGGTCTAGTTCTCCCCGCCCCATAGGCGGATATACCCGTGAGGCAACACACAGCGTAATCGCTGCCGCTCAGACCGGCGAGGTAAATCATGCTGCTATCGAAAAAGCAGATCGAAGCTGGCGTGAGCCGGTATGATCAAATCCAATATTCTATTCATCGGGAAGATGGCTGCTGGACTGCCGAACGTATCGTTCAGGCCATTTATCAGGCCATGCACGAAGCGAGGTCAGACCGCCGCAAGATAGTCGAAGCCACCCGAGGCTTTGAAAAACTTTCAAAGATTCAAAATGCCGCGCGGAGGAGCTAGGCAGAACGCTGGTCGCAAGGCTGGCGGGGCAAATCAGCTAAACGCAGAGGCGCGGGCCAAGGCGGTACAGGGCGGCGAATTGCCCTTGGACTTCCTGCTTGCGGCTATGAGGGACGAGAACAAAGAGTTTGGCGTGAGGCTGGACGCGGCAAAGGCCGCTGCGCCTTACGTTCACGCCCGGCTTGCCTCGGTGGACAATAAGGTTTCCGGTCCCGACGGCGGCGCAATCGTATTCCAGACGATCTATGAATGATCCATCAATTCCGCGTCCGGCCATATCAGCAAGCATTTCATAAGACATGGGTATCTGGTAGTAAAAAGCGCCTGATTGAAATAGCCCATAGGCGATGGGGCAAGGACGAAATAGCCCTGAACGCTACTCGCGATTGGGCACATAAGCGGATCGGCACCTATTGGCATTGCCTGCCTGAATACGCACAGGCTCGCAAGGCCATCTGGACCAGCGTAAACGCCCATACCGGCAAGCGAAGGATAGACGAGGCGTTTCCCCCTGAAATCAGGGACAGCACGAACGACCAAGAAATGTTCATCCGCTTCAAATGCGGGTCCACTTGGCAGCTTATCGGCTCAGACCGCTATGACGCCACGGTGGGGGCAGGGCCGGTCGGCATAGTCTATTCCGAATGGGCTTTGGCTAACCCCAATGCCTGGGGCTACCACAGGCCAATGGTTGAGGAGAACGACGGTTGGGCGGCATTCATCACCACGCCACGCGGTCGCAACCACGCCTACAATATGTACAACGAAGCCATGCGGAACAAAGACCGCTGGTTTGCCGAGCTATCTCCCGTCAGTGCCACGAACGCCCTCACGAAAGAGCAGATTGACGCGGCGCTGTCTGACTACATCGGGCTATATGGGGACGAAGACCTAGCCCAAGCGCAGATAGATCAGGAATATCATTGCTCGTTCAATGCGGCCATTCTCGGGGCCTTCTACGCCAAGCAAATGCTGGCGGTACGGACTGAGGGCAGGATTGACGAGATAGCGCCTGACCCGTCCCGTCCCGTCCATACAGCATGGGACTTGGGCAAGGTCGATAGCACGGCCATCTGGTGGTTTCAGGTTGTCGGAAGCCAGATATTCATTCTCGACTTCTACATGAGCCACGGGGCAGATATCGAGCATTACGCCGAGGTCTGCCTGTCCAAGCCTTGGGCTAGAGGCATTGACTATGTACCGCACGATGCCCGGCAACAGATTTGGGGTATGAAGCGCGGGCGGGTTGAGCAAATGCGGGATTGTGGCTTGAAGCCGGTTGTCCTGCCACAGAACAAGGTCTTGGACGGTATCGCGGCGGCTCGTAAAACCTTGCCGCTCTGTGTGTTCCACCCTCGCACAAACAACGGCATCGAAGCCTTGGAGCAATACCGGCGTGAATGGGACGAGGACGCCCGCACGTTCGGTATGAACCCTGTGCATGACTGGACCAGTCACGCGGCGGATGCCTTTCGCTACATGGCGATGGCATGGCGTTCAGCACCGACAGAGATAGCCGACGACAAGCCGAAACCACAGCCGGGGCAAGTCTATCTGCCCGGCCCGCCTGACCCGATATCAGGCGATTACAGGATTCGCATTTAATGGAACAAGGCGCTGAAAGCAGCAAACCAGCTACAGACCCGGCAGCGGATGCCCGTTTTGCAGACATGCAGGACGCCAAGCCGTGGCTGGACGCCATAACGGCGGCTGAGAAGGCTTTTCAGTCCTACCAGGAGAAGTGCGACAGCATCGAGAAGCTCTATTCAAATCTGGAAGAAAAGGCGAAGCTGAAAACAGACCGCGAATTCCAGATGTTTTGGGCCAATCTGGAAGTCATCAAGCCTTCCATCTACGCCCGCGCTCCGCAGCCCGTGGTTGTGCCGAGGTTCAAAGACCTTCGCGAACTGCCGAGGGCAGCTAGTGAAATCCTCGAACGCACGCTGTCAACGAACTTCGATCTGGATAACGTCCATGAGGCGTTGAAAGAGGTTCGTGACGACCTTGCCATCACTGGCCGTGGCTGCGCATGGGCGCGGTATGAGGTTTATAATTACGACGACGGCGGCGCGGAGGAGAAGGTCTGTTACGACCATATCGACCGCAAGGACTTCCTGCATGAACCCGCGCGCAAGTGGAAAGAGGTCGGCTGGGTTGGTCGCCGTTCGTTCCTGTCCCGCGATGAAGCCATCAAGCGGTTCGCGACCGATCCTGAGACGCAAGAGATTGACAAGGGTAAACTGTCGCTTGTTACGTCGATGGAATACCGCGAATACAAGCCGGACGATGGCGCAAGCTACGACGCTGAGAAAAAAGCGGCTGTCTGGGAACTCTGGTCCAAGAGCAAGCGTCTCGTCGTTTGGGTGTCGAAGGGTGTTGAATCTGTTCTCGACATTCAGGAGCCGTTTCTAAGCCTTGACGGGTTTTTTCCCTGTCCCAAGCCTGCCTATGGCACGTTACAGCGCGGGACGCTCATTCCGGTTCCTGATTATGTGTACTATCGGGACCAGATTGAAGAAATAAACGAGCTGACCGGGCGCATTGCCGGACTAGCCAATTCCCTGCGCATGAAGGGCTTTTATGCCAATGGCGAGGAAGGCGTAACCGGCGCGATTGAAAAGGCGCTCAAGACGCAGGACAATTCGGCCATTCTAGTGCCCGTCGCGGCGCATTTGATAGCCGGTGGTTCGCTCAAGGATTCGGTGCTGTGGCTTCCCGTGCAGGAAGTCGCTATCACCATCAAGGAACTGGTCGCGCTCCGCAAGGAAATCATCAGCGACGTTTACCAGATTACCGGCATATCAGATATTATGCGGGGCGATACGGAAGCCAGCGAAACACTCGGAGCGCAGCAGCTTAAATCGCAGTATGGGTCAATCAGGATCAAGGAACGCCAAGCCGAAATGGTCCGCGTTGCCCGTGACCTGACCCGGATCGGCGCTGAGATTATCGCTGAGAACTTCCAGCCGCAAACCTTGCTCACCATGTCGCAGATGGATATGGCGACGGAAGCGGCCAATCAGCAGCAGATGGCGCAGATACAGCAGCAGTATCAAAGCGCGGCATTGCAGGCCAAGATGAGCGGCCAGCCTGTGCCGCCCCCACCGCAACCCAAGCTGCCGGTAACGATTGAGCAGGTTGTCAATCTGCTACGCCAAGAGCGTACCCGGCCCTGCGTCATTGATATCGAGACGGACAGCACGATTACGCCGGACGAGAATGCTGAAAAGCAGCGCCGGACGGAGTTCGTGACGGCCATCGGCGGCTTTATCCAGCAGGCGTTTCCGCTCGTTCAGGCCATGCCGCAGGCGGCTCCCTTGGCGACAGAGACGCTTAAATTCGTGGCGGCAGGGTTCAGGGCTGGCAGGCAGCTTGAAGGCGCAATCGAGGAATTTGCGGACAATGTGAAGCAAATCGCTTCGCAGCCAAAGCCGCCTAATCCCGAAGTTGAGAAGATGAAGCATGAAGCGGCGATGGAAGAACGCCGGATGGCTGGCGAAGAGCGCAAGTCACAGGCTGAAATCGCCATTAAGGGCGAGGAATTGAAGCTCAAGCAAATGGACCTGCGGTTGAAGGAAATCGAACTTCAATTGAAGGGTCAGGAAAGCCAGATGAAAGGTCGTGAGCTTGAACTTAAAGACCGCGAGTTAAGCAAGCCCGAACCCGGCCCCGATTCGCTGGAAGAAGAAGACAGGATGCTCAAGGTTGAACATTCCAAGGTCGATCTGGAAGGCAAAAAGCGCCAGCTTGAAAACGAAGGCCGCAAAACGGAAGCGGATGCCACGGATAGCGAACAGCGTGCCCAACATTCCACGGCTATCAATGAAGTCTCTCAAAAGCTCGTTGCGGCAATTGATAAGCTGGACCAGCGACAGGACAAGTCCGAGGAAGTCTTGGCTACCTTGGTTAAGGCGATATCGGCTCCCAAGCGTGCTGTTCGCGGCCCTGACGGGCGCGTGATGGGCGTTGAAACGGTGATGAACTAATGGCGACATTGACGCTCTATCAGGACTTCAAGGAACAGCTTGGCAAGGGCGTGCATAACCTCGCCTCGAATACGTTCAAGGCTGCATTGACCAATAGCGCGCCGAATGCGGCAACGCATGTCCAGCTTTCCGACATTACGCAGCTTTCGACGGGCGGTGGCTATACGGGCGGCGCTGGCGGTGGAATAGCCCTCACGACAGGCTACACGGAAACGGGCGGCACGGGCACTATGACGGCGACAGACGCTACCCTAACGGCTTCCGGTGGTACTGTCGGGCCGTTCCGCTATGTGGTGATCTACAACGACACGGCGTCCAGCCCTACGGATGCTCTGGTCGGCTATCTGGACTACGGGTCAAGCATCACATTGGCCGATACGGAGACCTTCACGCTCGACTTCGGCGCAAGCCTGCTGACGGTGGCCTGATGCTGTTTCTTTCGTCCAGCGATAAAATCGAGATAGTCACTGACGCGGCGGAACAGATTGATGTTGTCGCGTCCTTCGTGGACATAGAAACGGCGACAAATACGCCGTCCGTCCCGGCACCGGCTCGCGCCAGCATCACGACGGCGACCACGACGGATATTGTCGCGGCTCCATCGTCCGGTTATGTGCGCAACGTCAAGCATATCCATATCTTCAACAAGGAAACGGCTGACGCTTGCGGGATCACTGTCCAGATCGACACGAGCGGAACTAACCGGCTGCTATGGCGTGTGACGCTGGCGGCGGGACAGGCGCTACAATTCACGGAAGGCACGGGCTGGGAAGTCGTCGGCACTGCGCAGATGACCTATCCAAATGTGCAGGTTTTCGACAGCACAGGCACATGGACCAAGCCAACTGCATTTACGCCTAAAGTTGTGCGTGTGCAGTTGTGGGGCGCTGGCGGCGGCGGCGGTGCAGGAGCATCGCTTGCAACTGCTGTAGTTGCCAAGGGTGGCGGCGGCGGCGGCGGCGGCGCTTATATGCAGCGCGATTTTCTTGCCAGCGACCTCGCATCGACTGAGGCAGTTACAATCGGCAACGGTGGAACGGCAGGAGCGCCGGGTGTTGCTGGCGCGGCGGGCGGCGCGGGTGGTATCGGTCAGTCTTCGACGTTCGGCTCCTTGCTAACTGCCTTCGGCGGTGGCGGTGGCGCGGGTGGCGCGATATCTGCCGCTGTGACTGGCGGTGGTGGTGGCGGCGGAGCGGGTAGCGCGGGGTCAACTGGATCCACGTCTGCTGGTACAGGCGGGACACCAACCGGAGCTACTAACGGCGTTGGCACGCAAGGTATTACGGGCAGCGCGGCTGTCTCTACATCGCATAGTGGAGAATTTGGCGGCGCGGGCGGCGCAGGCATAGCGGCAACCCCTGTTGCTGCGTCAAACGGCGGATCGTCGCTTATGGGCGGCGGCGGCGGCGGGGCTGGCGGCTCTCACTCCGCAACTCCTGCGAACATCGCGGGCGGCGCTGGCGGGCGCTCTGGCACGTACACAACGGGCGGCGGCGGTACAGTTGGCACAGATGGCGCGGCTCCTACAGCGGGCGGCACTGGCGCTAACGGCAACTCCGCACGCGGGGGCCACGGCGGAGGCGGTGGCGGCACTACGGTAACAGCGTCAACAGCAGGCGGCGCTGGTGGTGCCGGGGGTCGCGGCGGCGGTGGTGGCGGCGGCGGGGGCGTCGGCATGAACCCCGGCCTTGGCGGCGCAGGCGGTACGGGCGGCGCTGGCTACTGCATCGTGACGACTTGGTAGCATGGCGGACGGGATTTTCGACCCACTTTTAGTACCCGGCGCATGGTTCGACGAAACAGTTATTCCGCTTGGCTGGTTTGATGAGGATTTTGTTGAAGGTGCTTCAACTGGCGGCGCAGGATATACGCTGTCTGTCACAGCAGCATCGATTACACTAACCGGGCAGACTGTAGGGCTTAGAGTAGAACGGAAGCTGGCGGTTACTGCCGCTTTTGTCACCCTGGCAGGCCAGAACGTAACGTTCCGCAGGGGCTATCGGCTCTCCGTAACTGCGGCGGCGGTATCACTCACTGGACAGGATGTAGCACTCAGGGCGGCGCGCAGGCTTTCGGTCAGCCTGGCGTCTGTATCTCTTGCAGGTCAGAGCGTATCGCTTCTGGCAGGCCGAAAGCTGGCAGTTAGCCCCGCTAGTGTCGCTGTAACAGGTCAAGACGTAAGTTTCGTCCACACGGTTCCCGGTGCATACGGGATAACGCTATCCCATCCGGGGACAATAACCCTCACGGGCGGTTCGCTCAATCTCACGTACACCCCGGCGCAGCCGCAAATCATTCAGCGCGGCGGCGGTTCGGGCAGGAAAGAATACGAAAAGCGCCAGAAGGAATGGCGCGACGATCTCAAACGGATCATCGAGGACGCTTTCGTAGCTGTTGCAGGTGGAACAACTGAGCCTGTTACGGTCGCGGAAAAGCGGGAAATAGCAGCGGCGGTCCTGCCTGTCGCCGATATGAGCGGCATTCAGGCGTCACTCACAGAAATCATGCGGCTCGTGAATGAATACGAGGCCGAACGTCGAAGAAAAGCAGAGGAAGAAGACGACGAGCTTCTTCTATTGCTGGCGGCATAACCTAGAGGTGCATTGATGGACGCTCAGAACATGGTGACGCTGTGTAGTGCAGCGTCCGCCACAGGCGCGACTACGGCTGTCGAAGTCAAGAAGGGCGGCAGGTACAATTGGGAAGCCTATGGCACTTGGAACAGCGCCACGGCGACCCTGCAACGCTCTCCCGATGGCGGGACCACATGGTACGACGTGGAAAGCGCGGCGCTGTCTGCCAACGGCGGGCTTAGTGGGATTGACCTTGGCGCGGGGCACTATCGGGTCAATTTCAGCGGCACGCCTACGTCCGTCACGTCATTTCTGGCTGGCGTCAACTGATGCTGACCAAATACTGGCCAGCCATCACGATACCCGAGCAGCAAAGAGCGCGGGAGAATATCGGCGCGACAGGTCGGCCCGTCTACGGCGGTGAAATCGTTTTTACTGATGCCGGTACTTATACATGGGATCGGCCCTCGGGCTGCGTTGCTGTTGAGGTGGAATTAACAGGCGGGGGTGGCGGCAGCGGCGGAATTACTGGCACCACCGGATCAGGTGTTACTGGTGGTGGCGGCGCGGGCGAATGGGCGCGCAAGTACATCACGGTGGAAACCGGCCTAGGTGATACCGAAGCGGTCACAGTTGGCGCGGGCGGGGCTGGTGGCGATACGACCGGAACAAGTGGCTCTGATGGCTCGTCCTCATCATTTGGCTCGCATGTAACGGCCACTGGCGGCAAAGGCAGTCCTGGGCAAACGTCCACAGCAAGCACTCTCCTTGCAACTCCGGGAGCAGCGGGAACGCCGGGCACAGAAGACGCCTTGCGGGTGCTTGGCGATCAAGGCGGGATAGCCTTCGTCTATAGCGGCACTAGATTGCCTTCAGGCTACGGAGGCGGCAATCCTCTAGCGCCTCGCGTGGCAGCATCGAGCAACGGCAACGGCATTGCAGGCAAGGGTTACGGCGGTGGGGCGGCTGGTGCCGCTGGTGCAGCGACGACCCGCAATGGCGCGGCAGGGGCCTCGGGAATTGTCATCGCTCGGGAATATTACAACGACGCCTATTCCGGCACGCCCTACGATCCGCCGCAGGATCAATTCATTGAAACGCTGACATGGACCCGGCAATCGTCGCCAGCGTTTACCATGCCGTCGAGCGGCGGTTCTTCTGCATGGGCATCGGAGAATGTTTATTGCGGGCAGATCGTCCGCAATCTGGACCGCACGCCTTACGAGAGCGGCGGCTATGTCTTCATGACGTTTAATGGGGACAATAACGTCGGCACGGACTACGACCAAATCGGGCTTGCAAAAAGCACCAATCTTTCGAGCTGGACGATAGACCCTGTGGGGCCGATTATTGCGCTTGGCACCGATCCTGCTGTCGACGCTGGTGATGCGCAGTCCGGCAATACGTGGTGGGATGGCACGAAATTCGTGATGTTTTACCAGGGCAACGCCACGCCGCCGTTGGACCTTAGTGGAGACAACGTTACGCTGTGCAAGGCCACAGCTACCACCATAAACGGGACTTGGACGAAGGCCGGTTCAATCCTCACGCAAGGCAGCATCGGCGACGCAGGAGACCTGTACGCGCCGAA